CACGATCGTGCACCACACGAACACGACTAAGATCGGATCATTCATTTGACACAGAATCTAGAAGAAAGCGTAAAGGTCGTCAAGAATGCTCTTGAAGCAGGCGGCGTTTATCCTGATGCTGTTAGCAAAAATAAAGATGGTCATATCATTGTCCGTGACGGCTTTTTCTATAAGTCTGGCCGCACAGCTGACGGCCACACCTACAAGATCAAAAAGGCATTGGATGCTGCTGGTATTAAGCACTCTATCGTTGATGATGGTGAGCATAACGCCCCGTTCCATGGTGGAGCTTCTGTAGCTAGAAACTCGCATTTCTATACGCATATCAAGCTGCATGAAGATACTCTTAATGAGGCTCCGGCCCTTCCAAAGGGTGCGAGGCACCTCGGAGATTTTGTTCCAGGTTTCATGAAGGATCTTGGAGATCAGCAGAATTTGGCGTTTTACCGTCACACAAAGGATGATGTTGCTCACGCAGCCGCCGAAGCCCATTTGAAAGAACTCAAGAGCTGCAAGCGTCGAGGCATTCCTCACCCAGCGCTAGGCCGTATCCCGCGTGGTGCTGACATCGCACATGGCGAAAATGAATCTGCCAAGTATAACTACGTTTATGACAAAACGAAGAAGCTAGACGAATCGGTTGCGAACCGCCCAGGTCACTTTGCTTTTACACACACCCCAGGTGACACTGAGTCAGAGCGCAAACTGGCAAAGCTTAAGAGCGTGGTTAGTGACCACAATAAAACTTCTGATTTCAAGCTAAGGGTACTTGCAAAGGGCCGTATGGGTAAAGACAACCCTAATGCTGAAAAGTATAAGCGCGATCACACCGGCCGCACGGCTAGACCAAACTCGCATGGTTACCAGACGATTACTCTGTCTGATGCCAAACACCACGACCTGTATGTCGCTCCGCGGAACAAATCAGATGCAAGCAATCGTAGTTATGAAGATCAAAAGACGCATCACGCTATTGCTCGGAATGTGACGGGTAACTTCAAACAAGCCACAGGACTTAATATGCAAGAAGATGTCAATGAAGCATATCCATCCGCTGCATCAATGGCTAGAAAGGCCAAGGCTGTAAAGCAAGCTCGCGCCATTGCTAATGGCTATGCCAATCAAAAATCTGGCAAGTGGTCCTCGCAATCGTACAAGACTGAAGATGGCCGTTGGGCCTCGAAGGATGTCAAAGAAGAAGCCGGGATTAACGAAGAGACAGTTGGATACAAACATTATCGCTTTACAGCCGGACAGAAGACTTCCAACAATGAAATTGGTTCACCTGAACATATAACAGCACACCCTGGTAAAATGAAGGCTCTAGGCGTTCATACCAAACAGGGTGATAGTTATGGTCATACCAGCCACGTCATTGTTACAAACACAGTCACTGGAGAGCAGAGTCATCATAACGTTTATCAGCGCGAATGGGGCAATGGTGAAGACCGTCCAACGGTCTCCATCAGACACCTAAAAAACATTCACCCCGGTCACACGAATGCCTTGAAGCATTATCTCTCTGGTAAGACCAAACTGACCGAAGAAACTTTGGTTGAAAGATATAGGAGAGCAACGGGCCGGGCCACGCTAACTGAGCTTTCCAGAGCAACTCTTGGATCCTACATCAAAGGTGCATCCAACGACGTGGCCAACAAGGCTGTAGAATACGGCACGAAGAAGGCAGAGCGTGACGAGGTTGATCGTATCACTAATCGTCATATGAAGTATGCTGACAAAGACACTATCCACAAGGCTCTCAAAACCACTTCCGATGACGTTGAAGGCCCACGGGTGAAAGCTGCTAAGCGTATCGGTGGTATTGCCAAGGCAGTCAAGAAACTGACCGAAGCTCGCAAAAAGCACAAGGATCTAACTAATGCCTGTATCTCCTAACATCGTCATTAACCGTGAGAACTCATCTGCGGTATTCCACTTTACTGCAAACGTAGCAGGCATTGTTGTTGCTGGCAACAACTCCGTCAGCAATGTTGCTATCGAGGAAGAAGTAATCACTGGCGTGGCAATCACGCAAGCTGCTTATGGTTCTACTCCAGGTGCATATTGGCATGTTCAAAGGGGATCTAACACAGCAATCGTCCTTGACTCCACTGGATTCATCGATTTTGCTGGTATTGGAATGTCCATAAATAAGGATGCTGCTGCTGATATTTCGGTGACGTTGGTTCCGCCCGATGGCCATCACTCCTCTACCTACAAGGGTTACCTCGTCCTCGAGGTACAAAAACAAAATGCCCGTCTAGAATATCTAGCCGACTAAGGAGACTACCACAATGAAGCTGTTCCTAGACATCGCTGAGGACGTTCAGTACATTGAAGAAGCCACCGGCGAGGATGGAAAGAAATCCCTGTTTATTGAGGGTGTTTTCCTTCAGGGCGGCATCAAGAACCGTAACGGTCGCATGTACCCGTCTCAAATTCTTGAGAACGAGGTCGCCCGTTATACCAAGGAGTCGATCGCAGCTAACCGTGCTTACGGCGAGCTTGGTCACCCAGCTGGTCCTGCTATTAATCTAGATCGTGTGTCACACATGATCAAGGAACTCCGTAAGGATGGCAACAACTATATCGGTAAAGCTAAGATCATGGAAACGCCGATGGGTAACATCGTCAGGAACCTGATCAAAGAAGGTGCTGGTCTTGGTGTTTCCTCCCGTGGTATGGGTACGCTGAAAGCCCAGAACGGACTTATGGAAGTTCAGAATGACTTCCGACTCGCAACCGCCGCTGACGTTGTTGCAGACCCATCCGCGCCAGATGCTTTTGTTCAAGGTATCATGGAAGGTGTTGAGTGGATCTGGGAGAATGGTATCTTTAAGCAGGCAACTCTTGAGACGGCCGTTCAGGTCATCGAAAATCACGCTGCTGCACGTACACTGGACAACGAACGTAAGATGAAGATCTTCGAAGCGCTACTGTCTGGTCATACAAATCAGTAATTTATAAATACAACAGAACATTCCTAAAGGAGCTGTCGATGCCTAAAGACAACAACCCAGAACTCGAAATTGATGACAACGACCTGGATCTCGATCTAGATCTCGAAGACATCGGTCTCGACGAACTTGATATGGACGGTGATGACGAAACGGTTGTTGCTGAGCAAACCGCTGCTGCCGCAACGATCGCTGCCAAGCCATCTCGTACTGCAACCCTCGCTAACCTGGTTAGCGCTGCTGCAAACATGTCCGATGAGGACCTGAACCACTTCGCTGCTTCTATTGCACAGCCTACCAACCCAATCGATGGTGGTGCAGCTGCAAAGAACAAGGCGTCTATCGCCACGAAGACTGTTACCAAGGAAGAGCTTGACTCTCTCTTCGGTGATGAGCTTTCCGAAGACTTCCGCGACCAAGCAACGACTCTGTTTGAGTCTGCTGTAAATGCACGTGTCGGTCTTGAAGCTGCTGCCCTGGCTGAAGAGCTTGAGGCTAAGTATACTGAAACTACCGCTGCTTTGGAAGAGGCTTACGCCGCAACTCTGGAAGAAGAAGTTTCCGCCCTGACCGACGGCCTGTACGAGCAGATTGACTCTTACCTCAACTATGCTGCTGGAACCTGGGTCGCCGACAATGAAGTTGCTATCGACGTCAGCCTTCGTGCTGAAATCGCCGAAGACTTCATGGGCAAAATGAAGGACCTGTTCCTTGAACACAACCTAAACATCCCCGATGAGGCAGAAGACGTCCTCGCTGAGATGCTTGAAGTCAACGAAGGCCTTGAGACTGAACTGAATGCAGCCCTAGAGCAGATTATCGCCCTAAAGGAAGATAAGCTTGTTGCAGGTGTTGAGTCTACCTTCGCTGAAGAGACTGTTGGTCTCGCCGCAACCCAGATCGATCGCATTCGTACCCTTGCTGAGGGTATCGAGTCTGATGACCTGGCCACATATACCAAGAAGCTTCGTCAGATCAAAGAATCCGTCACGAAGAAGGCTACGCCTTCCACTGGCATTCTGATCGAAGAAGCTCCTGCTATCTCCGAAGATCAACTGATCGAAGAGGCTGCTGCTCCAGCTAACGTTGACCCACAAGTCGCTCGTTACATGGATGCAATCTCTCGTACATCTCGCCCAAAGTAACGCGACAAAGAAGCGCGTTAGAAACCAAGCTTTTATAAATAAACTAGAATATACCTCTAAAGGGAGTCTACCAAAATGCTACAAGAAGACCTGAACAACAAGTGGGGACCCCTGCTGGACCACGCTGATCTAGGTGTCATCAAGGATGATCACCGCCGTCGCGTAACGGCTGTTCTGCTTGAGAACACCGAGCGTGAACTTTCCGCTGTTGGTTCCATGGCGATGACCGCTAATGGCGGCCAGAGCCTGCTGGGCGAAGCTGCTCCAACGAACGCAACCGGTTCTTCGGTCGATAACTTCGACCCAGTCCTGATTGGCCTGGTTCGTCGTGCAATGCCTAACCTGATGGCTTATGACGTTTGCGGCGTTCAGCCAATGACCGGTCCAACCGGCCTGATCTTCGCAATGCGTTCCAAGTACGCAAACCAAGCTGGTGCTGAAGCCTTCTACAACGAAGCAAACACCGGCTTCTCTACGGACGCCAACTCTTCCAACCAAGCTAACACCATCGGCAACAAGCATGTCGGCGGCGTTCCAGGTAACTCGACTTCGGTCGCTAACCTTGCTGAGCTGGGTCTCTATAACTTCCGTGGTGGTTCTTCCACTGCTGCTCTTGAAGGCGGCTTCGGTGCTACCGGAACCTTCCCTGAAATGGCGTTCTCGATCGAGAAGATTGCGGTCACTGCAAAGGGCCGTGCTCTGAAGGCTGAGTACTCGCTGGAACTGGCACAAGACCTGAAGGCAATCCATGGCCTGGACGCCGAGACTGAACTCTCGAACATCCTCTCCACGGAAATCCTTGCGGAAATCAACCGTGAAGTTATCCGTACCATCAACCTGACCGGCAAGCCTGGTTCCCAGGAAGGTACGACCACGGCTGGCGTCTTCGACCTCGACGTTGACTCCAACGGTCGTTGGTTGGCTGAGAAGTTCAAGGGCCTGATGTTCCAAGTTGAGCGTGAAGCCAACAAGATTGCCAAAGACACTCGTCGCGGCAAGGGTAACATCGTCATCTGCTCTTCGGACGTTGCGTCCGCTCTTCAGATGGCCGGTGTTCTGGACTATGCGCCTGCGCTGAACTCCAACGCTCTGAACGTTGACGACACGGGCAACACCTTCGCAGGTGTCCTGAACGGTCGTTACCGCGTTTATATCGATCCATACGCAACGGGCAACTACATGACCGTCGGTTACAAGGGTTCCAACACCTTTGATGCTGGCCTCTTCTACTGCCCTTACGTTCCACTGCAAATGGTTCGTGCCGTTGACCCTGACACCTTCCAGCCAAAAATCGGCTTCAAGACACGTTACGGCATGGCTCCTAACCCATTCGCTAAGGGTGCTGCTGAAGCTGACGCTAACGCTGCTCTGGAAGTTGACTCCAACGTCTACTATAGGAAGACAGCGGTAACAAATATCATGTAAGTGGTACACTTTCTTCGGAAAGTGCCCTCTTGCAGAGAAATCAGGGACCCTTCGGGGTCCCTTTTCTTTTGTGGTATACATATTTCATGGGTCACTGTATGATGACAGTGAAGGAGACACAATGAAGACCTTTCTAGAATACGTGACTGAGGGAGCAGCCGGAGTTTACGCTGCCTATCATATTGCGCCTGAGACCAAGGCGTCCTTGGCCAAGTTCATTAAGGACCTTGGAATCAAGAATCCGAGCGATCCTAGTACTCTTCACATCACCACGGTTTACAGCACGAAGCCGATTCAGTACGAGCCATCAAAGAAAGCTTTGACAGTCAAACCAGTTGGATACGCCTTGTTCGGTCACCCAGATAAGGTCCTAGTTCTGAAGGTCGAGCATCCAACACTTCATGAGCGGTTCAAAGTGGCCAGGGACGCTGGAGCTACGTGGGATTACCCGAACTATCAGCCACACATCACGCTTGCTACGAGTGTGGATCCGGATCTGGACATTTCAAAACTACCGCTTCCAGACTTCGTTCTTGACACAGGCCCTGAGTACACGGAAGCGCTATCCGGCTGATCTTTTCATTGTACAATAATGCCAGACTTTGTATTATAGGATTGTAAGCAGGGTTAAGACTAATGTGCGATAAAAAGCGCCGGTCCGTCGTCAAGACCTTTCGTGAAGGACATGGTCCCACGAAAGAAGAGTTTCACTCAGCGCAGAATGGAATCTGCCCGCTCTGCGGCAAGATGATCATTGATCTTGGTAGTGCTAACTACGATCACGTTCATGCCCACTCAGATGGCGGCCGGGTTTTCGGTAACGTTCTGTTGACTCATGTTCGGTGCAACAGCAAACGCCAGTCGACCTGCATGGGTCCCGTCTATTACGAAATCCTGGACGTTGTCAACGCGCGGCTCGGCTGGAACGGAAAGTATTACCGGCAAACTGTTGGATACTCGTTCAGAATGCGCGAGATGGCGATCATCGACATTTACGATGGACTTGGCATCGACATCAAGAAACTCAACAAGTACTGGTATGTCAGATACCCAGGAATGCAGGACAGTCATATCCCTGCCCTGACCGAACATTTTTCGATTTTCCTGAAAAACGTAGAGTTTCGTGGCCGGAATGAGGTTGGGATTCATCGGGCGCGACCGGCGCCTCTGGGCTCATTTAGAGTTCGGCACGACGGCCTGAAATAAGCTGTGTACATATTTTCGTGATGGAATAGGATAGGAATATGAAATACTTCAAATACGAAATCGACATTGACTCCAACATTCCGTTCGATGTGATCATGAAATCACTTACTGCTGGGAGCCTCCGCCTCGAGCTGTATGAGCGGGTTGGGCCCGGTGGCGGAAATCAGCGTTTCATCATTGCTGGCCGTTATCAGGACTGGGATGCGTGGTGCACACAAAATTACTCGGAAGACCCCGAGTCACACAGAATCGGAGAGATCGATGCTTGATACTCTTTTGCATATCCACGAAGGCTTCAAGCGTGGCGAGGTCATTTGCATGGTCACCGGAAACAGTGATCGCTCTGATGAGCTTCTTGATGTGACGATCGATGAAATCTATCGACCTTACGAGGACCTGCAGGGGTTCGAGAGCCGACTCTGGGCCACGCGTGAGAATGCTCTCATCGATGGCTATGCCGGCCTTCGAATGAACCTCGACCTCGAAGATGACACCAATGTTACTTCCGGTGTTCTGGAAGACTGCACGGTCTTAGACGTCAAGTACACGATGAAGATCATCCATCTCTGTGACCAAGTGGTTGTCCGCAAGAAGGGCTCAACCGCTTTCATTATGTTAAAGGATCGTTATGGTCGAATACAGTAAGCAATTTCTCGATAAGGTAGCCAAAGCCCATCGAACCCATGGTTTGAGGGTCACACGACATTCTACGAAGGGCAAGCAATATATGACCTTCAAAGGAAAGGTTGGATTGGGAACCATGCGTTTCCACTTCAGCGATCACGTTGCGGATTTCTTCCCAGGCTCGTATATTACATCTGGGCTTTATGGTTCAAATTTCTTCGAGATGACTTATAGGATCAATCCATGACAGAATTTGTTGAGATTTGGGAGCGGGCCGACTTCTCCCATCCATTCCGCGAGCCCGAGAATATGCTTCGGGGCATCTACTCCACTGAGAAGGCTCAAGAGTTCTTGATCGGCAAGAAGATCGTCGATCCATATGGTGGTGCCTGTGGGTATTTCACTCGAAAAGCATGCATCGTCCAGTGACCGCATTTTTTATTGTACAATAATGCCAGATAGCTTATTATAGGAATATAAGCGAAAGGAAATACAATGTCTGCTGAATATCGTGATCAAATGGAAGGCCCGATGGAAAATCTGGCCGTCACTCTGATTACTGGCGATACCGTTTTTGAAACGGACGCTGAGATCGTTGAACTGGCTGTTCGCCAGTTTTCGGTGGTCTACAAACTTCTGCTTGCCACCGGCAAATACACCGAAGCAGAGCTCGATATCATCCTCAACCCAGGCGCATAAGAATACCATGTCTAAAGACCGCGATAACTTCGTTTACGAAGATCCTGACCTTCCCAAGTTCGAACGTTTCCATCGGGAGAAATCCTACGGCTACAGCTTCGATGCACGTGGCAAGAAGCCACGCGAGAAGAACAAGCGTGATGGCAAGAAAGACAAGCGGGACATCGAGGAGTAGTCGTGCAATACGGAATTGAATCGCTTCTGGGTAAGACTCTCGTCAGTGTCGTGGATAACGACAGCGAGATTCGGTTCTCAGCTGAAGGCGGAGAAGTATTCCGGATGTGGCATGAACAGGATTGTTGCGAAAGCGTCTACGTAGAAGATATTTGCGGCGATCTTGATGACCTCGTCGGTACTCCGATTCTGCGAGCTGAAGAGCGCTCGGAAAATGATCCTGCCGAAGAATATGGAATCGGCTGCTGGACGTTCTATGAGCTGGCGACCATCAAGGGCTCTGTTACCATCCGTTGGTACGGCTCTTCAAACGGCTATTACAGTGTCGGAGTGTCCGTAGGACAGATTTCATGAATTTCATCCACTGTGAACTGCCTGACACGGACAAAGATCTTTTCTTTGGTCCGCTTGAAGAAGATGATAATTTCACCGCCTTTGGAGGTGATCTAACTATGGCTGACCTCGTCGTGGAGATGGGGGTCTTCCCGTCAGTCAAACAGGCCCGTAAGAACGGGTGGGCCAAGCCCATTCCGGCCGGGTTTTCCGCCCACAAGATCGGCAAGCGCCGATTTCATGTTCTGAATAGGTTCGATCATGTTTCATAAGATTCTCATCTACGGTGCTGCTCTCTTCGTCACGGGCTGCTATGACCCAGATTTCGTCACGGGCTGCTATGACCCAGATTTCAGATACAAGATCGAGCAAGAACAACACGAACGGGGTCTTGCTGCGATTATGACGGTGTACGACGAAAAATGTGCGCCGGCTGATCGTTTTCCTATTCCGTATCCGGAAGGGCCCGATCCCACAGATCAATCTTTCTGCAATGGTATTCGTGAATCCTATTGGGCGGTTATGTCCGATAGAAATCTTCAAGGTTTCGAAAAATATTTGGAACCTTCTGCTCGCTGAAGCATTCTATATACGTTGACTCCCGTGGGTCCGGTTGCTGTGAAGTGCCGGACCTATTTTTTTACGCGTCATAAATAGGATAGGAAATCAGGGAATACAACTATGATCGAAGGCGTTCCAAATATGCTCTCCCAGCTCGGCTTTGGGTTGAGCATCAAGAAAGCACCTATGACCTCTGCTATGGCATTTGAGGTCACCACACCTGACATTATGACGGGTGTAGCAATGGTTCCAACTCCATTTATGGATCAGGCATTCAGTCCTGACAAGCTAGTTTACGGCGATGTGTCAGTTAGCTTTAAGATCGATGAAAACCTCGTAAACTACATGGAAATGCTTAACTGGATCAAAGGTATAGCTTTCCCTAATTCGTTCCAGCAGTATGGTACCGCATTGAATGCAGTAAATGGCGACGGAATCTATTCTGACGCGCAACTAATCATCCTGAATAACAGTGGTAGACCTACGATGGAGTATACCTTCATTGATATGTTCCCTATTGCGTTGTCAGGAATCAGGATGAATTCTCAAGATAACGAAGTTGAATACCTTGCGGCTTCAGTAACCTTCAAAATTCGTGACTTCGAGATTAGGGCACTCAACTAAAGATTACGAAACGTTAAATGTACAAATGCACCGGTTCGTGTATAATGGTGCTGTACTTAACTAATACGCTAGTGGAATTCAGTAGATGATTGGGCACTGTGAATGAAATTCGAAGACATAAGTAGAATGTGGGAGGAAGATGCTAAGTTGGACATCTCCGAACTCTCAAGAGTTACTCAAGACATTCCAATTCTCCACAACAAATATTTCAAGATCTTCTCCCAGGAAAGGTATCGATACCGGACCATGGAGCTAGAGATGAAAACACTCAGGCTGGCAAAGTTTGAGTTTTATTCTCAGGGCCCTAGCCCTGAGACACCAGCACACTGGAAGTTGCCTCCCATTGGCAAGGTCCTCAAATCAGATGTTCCCCAGTACATCGACACGGATGAGGACATTATCAAGTTGAATCTCAAAATGTATGCCCAGTCCGAGAAGGTTGATTACCTGGAGGCGATCATCAAACAGATTGTCAACCGTGGTTATCAAGTCAAATCTATCATCGACTGGGAAAAGTTCAAAGTCGGAGCGTAATGTCTGAAACGATTACCATCACCAAGCTGAACGAGGTTCACTGTAGAGTCCAATGTGATGCTGGCATTGCCGCAGAACTGCAGGATTATTTCTCATTCTACGTTCCTGGTTACAAGTTCATGCCGAAGTTTAGATCCGGTGCCTGGGACGGGAAGATCCGACTCTTCAACCCGTTCGGCAAAGTTATCTACGGCGGCCTTATCAACAAGATCCAAGAGTTTGCTCAGGTACGCGAATACGAGGTGGAGATTGAGAACCAACTCCTTCCGAGGCCGTTCTCATTCAAAGAAGCCGAAGACTTTGCGAATTCCCTAGGACTTCCAGAGCACATCGAGAGCCGTGAGCACCAGCTCGAAGGATTTGCCCATTGTGTCCGTGAGGGCCGGGCGCTTCTGCTCAGTCCTACGTCGTCAGGCAAATCCCTGATCATCTATCTGCTGACCAAATATTACAACTGCAAGGTTCTGGTCATCACCCCGTCGATCGGCCTGGTCGGCCAGATGAAGGGAGACTTCGAAGAATACGGAGCAGATCCTGAGGACATTCATGCGGTATCGGCTGGGGTGTCCAAGGTATCTGAAAAAGGAATTTGGGTCTCGACCTGGCAATCTCTGACGAAGATGCCTAAGAGCTTCTTCGACCAGTTCGGTATGATCATGGTCGATGAGGCTCACCTCGCAGATGCCAAGTCTCTCACGACGATTCTTGAGAAGGCCGAGAACACGCCCCATAGGTTCGGCTGCACGGGTACGCTGGACGGGAGCTTGACGCACGAACTGGTTCTACGAGGCCTGTTCGGTCCGATGAAGAAGGTCATCACTACGAAGGAGATGATCGACAAAGGATACGCTGCCAAGCTGAAGATCAAGTGCGTCGTCTTAAAATGGGGCGATGATGACCGTAAGGTTCTCTCGAAGGCTGCTTACAAGGACGAGATAGACTGGGTCGTCACCAACGAGAAGCGGAACAAGTTCATCAGGAACTTGGCCCTATCGCTGGACGGCAACGTCCTGATTCTCTACAGATTCGTTGAGAAGCAAGGTATGGTTCTTCGAGATATGATCGAAGCGGCTACTGATCGGCCAGTTCACTACATCGACGGTGGTGTAGATGGTGATGCCCGAAACGTGATCCGCAAAGAGGTCGATGAAGTTGAAGACTCCATTACCGTGGCCTCATACGGCACATCGGCTACAGGCATGAGCGTCAAGAATTTCAACTACCTCATCTTTGCTAGCCCGTCGAAGGGCCGGATTCGTAACTTGCAATCGATTGGAAGAATGCTAAGAATATCTAAGAAGAAGAACTCAGCAGAGCTTATCGATATTGCAGATGATTTGAGTTGGAAGAACAAGAAGAACCACACCCTGGGGCATTTCAAAGAACGTCTCAAGCAATACGATTCAGAAGAACATAACTACAGAATATATCCTATTGACATGTCCTGATTTTTCTTTTTAATTCTTCGGTTTCCTTCCTAGTTCTTATAGTAACTCCAGCTTTGAGTAGTTCTTTCTTTAGTGTTCTCGCAGAAATTTTAGTTATCTGTACTAGTTCAAATAAGGATGTTGATTTATATAATTCAACTATGTCGAAGGTAGCTAATTTTGTGTATGTTCCTTCTGTTTTTCTTCTGGTTTCTTGCATTTTTTCTTTAGCTTGAATTCCTAATGGTTTGCCTCTAAGAGAATTTGCAATATTTTGCTTATGTTCTTGATTGAATTTTTTACCTAACTTCTGGTTAGACATTTTTTGCTTAGTTTTAAGTGAGTGCTTCTTGCCAAGCATAGAACCTGGGGTGGCTGCTATGTATGCAAGTCTATCTTCTCTAAGTTTTTCAAATATTCTGGAGTTGCATTCTTTGTTTTTCGACCTTTTTGCCATTAGCCAAAAAGCTTTACTTTGACTTCCGCCATACATCTTCCATAAAAGCATATGCGCTATGTAATGTTCTCGAAATGTAAGATTGATCACGTTCCATGGGTGTTCTGTTGATACTCTAAACTCTGGGAATAAATCTTTAGCTTTAGGACAAATATGGTGTTTTTCAAAATTGGTTTTTAGCTCTCTTGTGCTTCTAGAATCTATAAACGCAATATATCTTTTCAAATATTTGGTATTGTGAGGTTTTGATTTTAAGACTTCAACATAATCTTTATTCATCTTAGCCCCTAGGATTATTACTATGTTATTTATAAAACTTCGCATTTACCCAGTGGACATGTCATGAAGCCAAGACCAGTAATTCTCAAGTTAGTAACCGGCGAAGAGATAATTGCTGTGTACATTAAATGGAAACTGTTTACATTGGATATTAAGAATCCGATCGAACTGGTTTCTGACGGCGACATCATGAACCCCAAGTCCAAGCTGATGAAGTTCAGCTTGTATGGCAACTGGGATCGCATGTCGGTCAGAAAGAGCGCCATTGCCGCCATGATCGAACCGACACCGGAGATGCTTGAGTACTATAAACTCATCTCACTGTGGGTTTCTAACAATATGAATCCTGACCTGTCTGCTGACCTCCTGCGAGACATCAACATGCTAAACGGGTTCATGGATATCAATACCGGCGAGATCGCTGCATCTCCTGAATCCAAGCAGGAAATCTATAAACACATCTTGGAGACATGTCACTTCCCAGAAGGACCGATACATTAATGGCCAAAGCAAAAAACCACTACGTAAACAATAAACAGATGCATGCGAAACTTCTTGAGTGGAAGAACGCAGTTCGTGTTGCCGAAGCTGCTGGGGCGCAGAGACCACGAGTGCCTGAATATATCGGCGAATGCATCAAGCTGATTGCAACTAACTTGGCCCGTAAACCAAACTTCATGAACTACTCGTTCAAAGAAGAGATGATCGGGGACGGCATTGAAAACTGCCTCATGTACATCGACAACTTCAACCCTGAGAAATACAAAAACCCGTTCGCTTACTTCACGCAGATCATCTACTATGCATTCCTGCGCAGGATCCAAAAAGAGAAGAAGCAAACCTACATCAAGCACAAAGTGATGAACCATGACATGGTCTTCAACAACCTGGTTGAGAACGGTGAGGGAAGCGATGGTCAGTTCGACGCAGTTAAGCTAACTTATGATCCAGAAAAGATGGCGGCTCTTGAGGAACTCTTTGAAAAGAAGAAGCCATCAGCCACTAAGAAAAAGGTCGGGCTGGACGCCCTTCTCGACCTAGAAGAGGAAAAGGTGCCCGAATGATTCCGGCAATCGTAGAACAATACATCACCAAGCTTTTGGATCCATCTGTTCCAAAGAACGAACGCGAAAACACCCGTTATGTTCTGACGCAGATTCGTGACTTGTCAGACAAAGCCATTCGCCAATATGACGGCAAGAGGGTCTAACGCTTGAAGATCGCACTTGTAACCGATACCCACGCTGGTGTGCGTGGGGACAACCAGAACTTCGCTGCATTTCAGCGCAAGTTCTGGAGGGATGAGTTTTATCCCTACATCGATAAGCACGGCATTAGCACTGTCATCCATTTAGGTGATATTGCAGATCGTCGCAAGTACATCAACTTCCTGACGGCTAAGAACCTCAGGGAGGACGTGATCGATCCTGCTATGAAGAGGAACCTGAACTTCCACGTCATCCTTGGCAACCACGATGTGATGTTCAAAAACACGAACGCCGTGAACGTGATGGATCAGCTCTTCCATGATTACAAGCATCCTAACCTGCATTGGTATGCTGACCCAACTGAACTAGAGTTTGACGGCCTCAAGATCTTGATGATGCCGTGGATTAACTCCGGCAACCAGACATTGTGTATGGACGCTATGCGCGATGCCAAGGCCGAAGTGATGATGGGCCACTTAGAAATCACTGGCTTTGAAATGCATAAGGGTGCCGTCTCTGACCATGGTTTCGACATGGACATTTTCTCTAAGTTTGATCTTGTCATGTCTGGCCACTTCCATCACAGAAGCCGGAACCGCAATATCAACTACCTCGGTGCTCCGTACGAGATGACCTGGTCAGATTATAACGACCCGAAGGGTTTCCATGTATTCGACACGGCCACCCGTGAGCTGACATTCATTGAGAACCCACATCGTATGTTCCGCAAGATCTATTACGATGACATCGGCAAAACAATGGAACAAGCCACGACAGTTCCATCGGATCTAGACGGGTCTTATGTGAAAGTCATTGTCAAGAACAAGACCAACCCGTATTGGTTTGACATGTTTATCGACAAGCTTGAGAAGACCGGCGTGCTGGACGTCAAGACTGTCGAGGATAACCTTAACCTGTCTCTAGAGTCTGATGATGAACTTATCGATGAGGCCGAAGACACATTGACCATCATGAAGTCGTATATCTCGGCCATGGAAGTCCCTGAGGGAGAAGCATTCCAGCTGGAGTCTCTTATCTCGAACCTCTACGTTGAAGCCCTAAGTCTGGAGTAGAGTAACTTTTTGATAAATAGATTTATCCACTAGGAGAGATCTATGACCACGAAGGTTTGCACCAAATGCGAGGTAGAAAAGCCGCTAGAAGCTTTCCGCCTTATCAGGACTAACAAGAACGGAAGTCTTCTGTATTGCGCCCAATGCTTGGATTGCAAGAGAGAATACAGCCGAGAACGCTATCGGGCTTTTCCGCCTGAGAAACGAACAGAGATCTACCAGACAAAGATCGCTGGAACTACCTTTGAGACCAGAAAAGATGATCGGTTAATAAGAAGGTTCGGCATCTCACTAGAAGACTACAACACCATGCTGGAGGGCCAAAACAACTCCTGCTGGATCTGCGAAGAAGAGTTCCCCAACTCTAGATCAGTCAAAGTGGACCACTGCCACAAAACTGGTAAAGTTCGTGGACTACTCTGCCACCATTGTAATACCGGTCTTGGACACTTTCAAGATAGGACTGAGAGGCTCAATAGGGCCGTTGAATATCTGAGGTTGCATTGCTAATACATTTTCACTGTGTCCGTTGGAAGAACCTATTAAGTACGGGTAATACGTGGACGGAAATCCAACTCGACCGCTCTAAATCCACACTCATCTTAGGTGAAAACGGGTCTGGTAAATCAACGTTCATCGAGGCAATCGTTTTTGCACTCTACGGGAAGCCGTATCGTAATATCAACAAGCCGCAACTGGTTAACTCAATCACCGGTAAGGGTCTGTTGGTCGAGGTCGAGTTCTCTATCGGAACCAAACGGTATCTGATCCGACGTGGTGTAAAGCCTGCCATCTTTGAAATCTTCGCTGACGGCAAGCTCCTAAACCAAACCTCAGACGTCCGTGAGTATCAGGAGATCTTGGAAAAGAATATCCTTAAGCTGAACCACAAGTCCTTTTGTCAGGTCGTGGTTCTTGGCACTGCCAACTTCACTCCGTTTATGCAACTTCCGGCACACCATCGCCGTGAAATCATTGAAGATCTTTTGGATATCCAGATCTTCTCGAAGATGTCAATCCTTTTGAAGGAACGCATTTCACAAAACAAAACAGACATTACCGCAAACTCGTATGACATCAAGTTGATCGATGAAAAGATCAAGATGTATAAAGAAAACCTGGCCAACATTCGTCAAAACAATGACGATATCATTAGGTCACGACTGGAACAGGTCAATCTTCTGATTGATGAAACCCAAGAACTAGAGACACAGATACAGGATATATCATCCTCGATCTCTGCTCAAGAGATCTTGGTCACCGACTACCTCACTATCAAGGCCAAGAGAGATAAGTTCGCTGCTACCAGGACCGACCTGGAGCAGAAGAGGAACAACCATCAGCAACACATATCATTCTTCCATGACAACGATACTTGCCCGACGTGCACGCAAGAGATTGACGTTGACTTCAAAGAAGGCTATGTCGCAAAGCGAACAGAAAAAATCGACGCTCTTGAAGCAGCTCTTGCAGAAATGGGAACGATCATTGGTGACCTCGACGCAAAAATCGCAGAAGCCGATGTAATCAGGAACCAGATTACTAAGACTCGTAGAGAGTGCGACACTCTGGAGATCAAACTCCAAGCTGTCAATCGTTCAATTGCTTCGTACCGCAGCGAAATCGAAGAACTAAAAACTAAGGTGAAGGGCACAGATGCAGATGCCGCTGGCCTGATTAAGTTGCATGATGAGTCTGCCGAACTCAATGTCAGACGTGAGTCTTTGTTAAAGCAGCGTTCGACTTACGAGTTGGCTTACGCGATGCTTCGTGACGGTGGCATCAAAACTAAAATCGTCAAGCAATACATTCCTGTGATCAATAAGCTGGTCAACAAGTATCTTGCTGCCATGGACTTCTTCGTGAACTTTGAACTAGATGAGAAATTCAATGAGGTTATCAAGAGTCGCTTCCGTGATGAGTTCAGCTATAACTCATTCTCTGAAGGAGAAAAGAGCCGACTCGACCTGGCTCTTCTATTCACATGGCGTTCTATCGCGCGTCTACGTAACTCAGCGGCAACCAACCTACTTGTTCTGGACGAAGTTTTCGATTCCTCCATGGACACTAATGGTTCAGAAGAGCTGATCAAGATCCTGCACAACTTCGATCACGACACTAACGTGTTCGTTATTTCCCACAAATCTGAGAACCTCTACGACAAGTTCCACTCGGCTATCAGGTTCCAGAAGACTAAAAACTTCAGCACAATGGTGTGATTATGAAACCGCTTATCTTCCTAGACATGGATGGAGTTCTCAACAACACGAGCATGGACTGGGAATCCCATAAAGCTCGTGCTGAGGCACCGTACATTGTTGATGACGAAAATCTGGACAAGCTAGAGAGACTCGTTCTCGTACTAGATGCACAGATCGTTATCAGTTCCACGTGGAGGATTACGTGCTCTAAGGACTTCATGTCTAAGAGACTCGGTGATATAGTTGGACCAAGAATCCACGATGATTGGAGAACTAAGCGGCTCAATGGGATCCGTGGGCTGGAGGTTCAAGAATGGCTCGAGCGTAACCTTGGTCCGGAATATTGGTCCTTCAAGGATTTTCTGATTCTTGATGACGATTCAGATTTCCTATGGCATCAACCATTGGTCCGGATTGATCACGGAACCGGGCTGACAGATCGTGATGTTGAAAGGGCTCTTGCTATTTTCAAGACCAAGACGGCTGAGATCCCAGAAAAACTTCCGGCTTTTCAGCTTCTTGAAATAGCGCAGAGCCTCAATATTCCGCCGGCGATGGCTCTGCAGATTCATGAAAAGATCTTCGATTTGTATCGATAAACGATGTACACATTATCCCAATAGTGTATATTTGAATTATGAAACTAGCCCTCATCAGCGATACCCACCACGAGTTTAACTCGCAGGTCCCCGTTCTTCTTACGCAGGACGTGGACCTGCTTGTGCTTGCAGGTGACATCGATAAAGCCAGTCGTGTTGTCGATCGGGCCGTCGAGATCGCCAATGGACACGCAAAGAACATTGTCCTCATCCACGGGAACCATGAATATTACGGGACCCGACTGGATAAGGGCAAGCGCCAGACTAATATGGCTTTGCTGAGCTACTATGGCAATCATGAGGTAGAGTTCGGAACCTATGAAAACCCAGAGATCTATTTTCTGGACGGATCGTCGGTTGAAATCGAAGATTTCCTGATCGTTGGTGGAACCTGCTGGACAGATTACAATCTCGACGGCAATCCAGCGCTTGCGGCTTTTCATGCCCAACAGGGCCTGAACGACTTCAGGCGGATTAAGGTGCACGATGCCAAGAACGGCACGTATCGCCGCCTTCTGTCTTTGGATATCCTGCGCGAACACAACATCACTGCCCAGTATATCTGGGACACGCTGTGGCTGCAGGAGCAAACCAAGTCGCTGGATAAAACCATCGTCGTGACCCATCACGCTCCGGCTGCTGAGTCCATCGATGAGGACTTCCTCGGCTCTCCCCTGAATGCGGCTTACGCCAACAACTGGGGAAATCGTCTGGCCTACGAGCGTGGTCCGCGTCTGTGGATTCATGGCCACATGCATTGCCCGAAGGATTACACCATCGGGGAAACGCAAATTGTCTGTAATCCCTATGGCTACCCGGGTCAACTGCCCGGCGCTGCGATCAAATACATGGAGGTCTAGTGTCTGTAACTGTTACTCTAATCGAAGGTCCTCGCAGAAGCGGTAAGACCTTCGTCCTCCATGCACTTGGCAAGGCTGTTGTTGAAGGCCGGACTCTAATGCTGGACGAAGCTGATATTGCTTTGTTCTTGGAAAATCCCAAACTTCAGTTCCCTAAATATTGGGGCCAGCAATATGATGATATCTTCCTAGTTGGGCCTAATGTTGTCAAGATGATGACACAGCTAGTTGCCGCTGGAATTATTCCTCTTCCATTTAATGTCAGGTTCGTTAACCTGGCCATCACGGAGATCACTGCTGATGACTACCCAAACACTAAGTGATGTTGACGATGCTCTGGAAGAGATTTCTAACGGCGCACCTTACAAAATAATGCATCTTAGCGGGAATCAATATCAGATTCTCGTTGAGAATGATAAGTTTCATCAACGCCCTGACCAGGGCCACGACCCATACTACAGTATTGAATTCACCGCAAGGGCTCTATGAAATATCAAACCGAAGTCGACAGAGCATTTACCGAACTGAAGATCATCCCTCGCGCCGGCCAACGAGAGGCCGTGAGTATGGTCTTGGAACAGTTCTTCGATCATAAGAAGAGACACGTCGTCCTCTCTGCCGATACCGGAACGGGTAAGTCCATCATTGCTGCCGCAATCAGCAAATGCTTCCAACGCCGGGTCACAGATCCGCTGACCGCATTCACGCTGATGCAAAACAACGCTCTCGTCCGCCAGTACGCCGACACCTTCGGCCATTTTGACAACCGAGAGTTTTATCAGATCAAGGGCGCAGGCAACTATCCTTGCTCGGCCTTGGCCGAACTCACAAACGATCAGAACGCCAACGGCGAGTCGTGTTCGTTTGACGAGCTTCCAGATCCTATGAAGCTCCGCTATTGCTCGCAGTGCGAGTTCAAGAAAGCGAAGGGTCTGAGGAATGAGACGCAAAATCTCATCACCAACTATTCCTACTATTTCATCTCCAAGATGTGGTCCAATCATTTGGATGACCGACCACTGACTGTATTCGACGAGGCTCACACCCTTAACGAAGTCTTCTGCGATCACAATGCAATCTACTTCTCGGTAGAGCGCTTGACGGATTATGCAGATGAGTGCAACCAAGCCCTGAGTGTAATTGTCGAAGATGAAGTTAAGAAGATGAACCTCATCAAGCGGCTCTTAAGAGACAAGGGCATTACCGAACAGAACTATTTGAAGGTCTTGCGTGAAC